TCCGTTTATTAACGGGTACTACCAGGGAAAGTGCGATATGTTGCTATTGCAACATCTCATGCACTTGATCTCATCGCGTCAGATGCCCTATATGGGCAAGACGACTGAGATTAAGTCGGTGGAGAAGTACAAATCTGTACTTACCTCGACTTTCAAGCCTGACGACTCCATTATTATGGAGCTCGCCATGGCCGCGAGGCGTATTGGTGGGATCTGTCGATCCATACACAAGACGCCTATCCCTAACGAGGCAGCACACATTAGTGTGACCTCTTCGGGAGAACTGAACTTTCCCATCACCAAAGGTGGTCAGGCAAGTGCAGTGAGGGACGCAATAGAAAGAATTCTATTGGAAGTCCCTGAGACCGACTCCACGGAGGATACTCCGTTTGGGAAGGTCTATCGGAAAGCGGGATTGCCATTATGGCAAACGCTGTTCCGTAAAGAGGATGACCTTGAAGTTCAAGGTCATGACCTCTTTGAGGCTATGACTTGGGGTTTCCCCAAGGGCCAGCCTGGGCGGTTCTGGGGACTCGATAGAGTCACCGGTAAACAGCTTATGTACGTCGCGTGGAAGGACAGTAGTCCTACACCGATCGTACTGCGTGCTAGTGTTGTCCCAGAGATGGGGAACAAAGCACGTATGGTCACGCTCTCACCCTATTGGGTGAACGTGATCCAAGCTCCATTGGCTCATCTATTGATTGAGGCAATGAAGTACCACCCTTCCGTCTTCTCAAGCTTTCACCGACAGGATCAAGCTTGGGAAGCGGTTAGGCAACTAGTCAAGATCAAGGATATTTCCTTGGTTGACCAGTTCGTGCTCAGTAGCGACCTAAAGGACGCTACCAATGCACAGCAATTTGAGCTCACGAAAGTGATGCTCAAATCGTTCATAGACGGGTATGGTCTATCGACCAACTCGGACTATGTAAACTTGGTATTGGGCCAAATTGGTCCAAGACTAGTTTTATTCGATGATTACGACTCTGTCGTGTCATCGACGGGTATCATGATGGGCGAGGCTATCGCCAAGCCATCACTGACACTACTCAATCTAGCGATTGAGGAAAGAGCTTTCCTCCTATCTATCGGTAGGAGAGATTTGCTCTCTACAGACCTTCCCGCACCATCGTGCGATTGGAGGTGTCTGCACATAGGAGGCGACGACCACTTAGCAAAGGGTCCCGCCAACTATCTAGATCTGATTACCGAAGGTCACCTTCGGGCCGGATCTCACATAAGTCCTGGGCAGCACGGCTACTCCAGGATTTGTGTTAAATACTGTGAGAGGATGATAAATCTATCAAACCTCCAGTATCGCGAACCTATCCACCGAGACTATCGTCTCTCTGTCATAGTTGACACAGTGAAGGTTCGACTTCTCGAGCCTGGTCTATCGACCATGCAAAAGAAGGATAACAAGAATGTAGCGATTGGTAAATCGCAACAACTTGTTAATGTCCTTAAGTGGTTGCCAAAAGACAACGACTTCTGGACATATGATAAGAAGGTCTCGATTCGAGACCTCTTTATCAACCGCATGGGCTGTCTGCTGCCTAGTAAGGCACTGCATCCCCGTGCGTACGCCGCAGTCCATCTACCAACTACCGTTGGCGGCTACGGCTTAGGGTTCGATGAGGAAATGACTCATTTCCTCTACCAAAGCCCTGAGCCCTTCAGGTGGCTTCTATCGAAGCGCCTGTTGGGGCTTGATGTTCGGGAAGAGCTACGGAAATTCCGTACTCTCAACTCGAACATTTCCAATCGCGGTATTCCTGAAGTTCAGGAAT